AGAGGAAATCCACTCGCTTCCGGTATTCCTCGTAGTTGGGGGCATCCACTCGTACAATGGCATGTAGGCTCTTGCCGCCGCTGTAAACCAAGCAGGCAATGGGCAGCTGCATTTCATGCAAGATACCGTTCTGCCGTTCGATGTCCAGCACATCGGATTCTACCAACGCAAACCGATATTCCGTGACATTTTCGTTCTTGCCGCCCTTGCCATCCAACGGGTTGAAGCGAATCCATGCCCCGGCTGCTTCCATGTAGTCCCCGAACACTGCCCCGATGTCCTCGCCGCACTGGCTCAGAGCCTCCAGCAGCTGCCCAGCGGTGCGGTCGCAGCAACCGGAGGTTGGCATATACTTGCCGTCTTTGTTCTTCCATGTTTCTGTGACATAGCCCACGAAATCATCTGCTTCAAACAGCGTTTCGATATATTGGGAAAGTTCCTGTGCTGGATTCCATGTTTCCGGCTCTGGAATGGGAATGTCCTGTGCTTCTTTTCGGCTGGTAACCACATAATCTTCCCCAATGGTGTCATCCCAGTTCAAGGCATGAGATTCTTTTTTGGAATACTGGGGGCGGTAGCCGTTTTCCAGTGCCAGATGCACAATCGTTCCGGCAGTGACGGGATGTTCGCAGCCTGCAAAGGTTCGCCATTTCTTTTCGCATTCGCCCTTGTGATAACGTGCAGCATCTCGCTGTGACCAGACGTCCCAAAGCGAACAGTCATAGCCGGCATCTTTCAACGCCATGCCCACGCCGCACCATTCCTGATAGGTTAAGGATGCAGGGTCGATGTAGTCCATCCATTTATCCATGCTTCACCCCTCCGGTATATATTCTGATGCGGTAATGCTGTTCGGGACACGCCAGCCATTTGCAGCGATGCGGTTAATCAGATTTTTTGCCGCATCGAATTTCCAGCCGCCGACGTGCTGAAACCCGTACTTTTCCAAGCAGCGAATTTGTTTTGGCGTTGCCAGTCCGCTTTGCTGCCGCTGAGCCACCGCACGCAGAATCTGTTCTGCTTTTCCGGCACTCTCCACAGCATCGGGATTGATACCCCGTTTTTCCAAGGCTTTTTTCTGCTGGTCGGTCGGGGGATTGGATTCCCACCCGAACGCCGGAACATAGCCGGACAAATCCTGCGACTGAATCGACAGTTCATATTGCAACGGGTCGACCAGTTTCGATTTTCGTTTTTTCATCGCTTCCAGCTTTTCGGCAAGTTTCGCTTCTCGGTCTGCGACTACGTCTTCGGATGCCCGATTCTCTGCTGCTTCGATGTCAATCGGGATGCCGACTTGCTCTTCCAGCAGCTGGGTCATCTTCTGCTGCACTTCTTCGTCCTCGCAAATCAGGCACGCCGGACGGCAGAGTTCATGCTTTTCGGTATTCCACAAAAAATCCAACAAGAGTAAGTGGTCTTTGCCCTCTGCCAACCGTGTGCCACGCCCGACCATCTGACAATACAGAGCACGCACTTTGGTTGACCGCAGCACGACCACGCAATCCACATCCGGACAGTCCCAGCCCTCTGTGAGCAGCATGCTGTTGCAAAGCACGTTGTACTTGCCATCCGCAAAGTCTTGCAAGATTTGTTCTCGGTCATCGGATTCGCCGTTGACCTCTGCCGCACGGAATCCATGCTGACAGAGCAAATCACGGAACTTTTGAGAGGTTTTAACCAGCGGCAGGAATACCACCGTTTTGCGGTCGGCACAGTGCTTTGCCATTTCGGCGGCGATTTGTTCCAGATAGGGGTCTAACGCCGTGGCAATCTCTCCGGGCTTGTAATCGCCGGCAGTTGTCCCGACCTGTGTAAAGTCAATCTGAATCGGGACGGTCAATGCCCGAATCGGGGTTAAGTATCCCTCTTGGATTGCCTGCGGCAGGGTGTATTCATACGCCAAGCTATCGAATACCTTGCCCAGATTTTGCTTGTCGCCACGGTCTGGCGTTGCCGTTACGCCCAGCACATGAGCACCGGAGAAGTGATTCAAAATCACCTGATAGCTGTCCGAAATGGCGTGGTGTGCTTCGTCAATGATAATCGTCTGGAAGTAATCGGCAGGGAACTGAGCAAGGCGTTTCTGCCGCATCAGGGTTTGCACGCTGCCCACAGTGACCCGATACCATTGCCCCAGACAGGTTTGTTCTGCCTTTTCTACGGCACATTTCAAGCCGCTGGTGCGTTCCAGCTTGTCCGCTGCCTGTTGCAGCAACTCGCCCCGATGTGCCAATATCAACACCCGATTGCCGCTGCGAACTTCGTCTTCGGTGATTTTTGCAAAGACGATGGTTTTGCCGCAGCCGGTGGGCAGAACCAGCAGCGTGCGGTTTCTGCCCTCGTCCCACTCCCGATGCACGGCGGTGCGTGCCGCCTGCTGATAGGGTCGCATTTGCATCTTGTATCACTCCTTAAAACTGACCTTTGTTCCAGCCGCCCTGCGGTGACTGCCACGGCTGCGTGTTGTTCGGCTGCGGTGCGGTGTAGGTCTGCTGTGGGGCACTCTGAGCAAGCTGCGGCTGGTCATAGGAGGGATACCACTTTTCAATCTGGTTTGCCTGTCCAACGCCGCCATCTTTTTTGTCATAATTGCGGATTTTCACGTGACAAATGCCGCTTTTTCCGTTGACTTCCTGCCAGTTCATCCGTGCAGCCTGTCCCTTTTGCTTCATGCCGATGCTGGCGAAAAATTCCGACAGCTTCCATTCCATCTTTGTGTGCAGGAACAAGTTTTCCTGCAAGAGCACGCTGCTGCCGTCCGGGCTGAATACCCGAAAGTGGAGAATTGCCTTGTTGCAAGGCGGAATTTTGTCAGAGCCGTTGTGTCTGGCACGGTCGAACTTCTCCACGGTGAAGCGATAATCGCCCTCCGGCAGCAAAATGAAGCTGCTTTCCTGCTGGATTTCATCCTCCCAGCCCAATTCGTGACCCTGTGCAGTTGTGTTATAGTTTTCCATGAAAAATACCTACCTTTCTAAATTTACCTTGATTGGTTTTGTTTGCTTGCATTAAAACGGGACGTTTCGGTTCTGCTGAATCATATCGAAGATGTTTTTCCACCACGGGATGCACCAGCCCTCTACGAAATCCTGCGGATACTGATTGACGGGCATATCTGCCGGAAAATAGCCCTTTTCCCCAACAACCTGTTGCAGTTCTTCGGGGGAAACGTGATTTGCTTCCATCAGCTGTGCAAGCTGCGGAAAGATGCCGTCCAACGAATCCGGCGTTGTAACAATCGGCGTTGCAGTTGCAAAATCCTGTTCGGTCGGCAGTCCGGCAGCCTGTGCCTGTTCCACAAGCTGTTGTGCTTTGGATACCGGTGCAGGGGCAGGGGGAGTAGCAAAGAGGGAAGCAATCGAAGCGTATTCCAGCGGCAGCATTTCGGGCAGCCCGAACCGATTCTTTGCATCCCACCATGCGGACTTTGTGGTATACATGACCCGATTGCAGGCGGTTGCCTTGTGTTTTTTTCCCTTGTCATCGGTTGCAATTACATGCGTCTGGAACGCCAGAAACAGGGTGATGTCCGACCACTCTTTTAATAGTGGTGCAATCTTGTTGGTCGTTTTGTTTCCCAGTTTCAATTCCCAGTGGTCATATTCTGCATCAACTTCCGGCAGAGAGGCTTTTCGGGTGATTGCATGGCAGAGCAAAGCGACATGGATGCCTGCCTGAATGAGTCGTTCGGTGCTGTCCAAAAACCGCCCGATTTCTTCGGCTTCATACTCCCAGCCCTTGCCGTAGCCGAAGCCCTCGATGCCGTTCACGTTATGTTTGCTGCACAGCTGTGCAATGGCAAGGCGTTCCGCCCAGTCGAATGTATCAATGATGACCGTCTGATACTGCCGCTGCACATGAGATTCCAGCACGAATTTCAATTCCTGCTGCAACATCTCCCAGCTGGTGGGCTTCGGCAGCCGCCGAACGTCCATTTTGGAGGTGCTGCCCTCGCAGTCAATAAAGACCGCTCCCGGCAGCTGTGCCGCCAGGGAAGTCTTGCCAACGCCTTCCTGTCCGTAGATGACCAGCTTTATGCCGGAGCCGGTCTGAATGCCGTTTGTTTCTTCAAAATTCATTTAAAATGCTCCTTTCGTCCATGTCTTCTGCATGGTTGGCGGTTTCGGCTGCTGTTCCTGATTGTTTACAGAATAGCCATCCTCAATAATGATGCTGCATTCCTCACCGGTAGAAACGCGTGTGGCGATTGCCTGCAAGCCCTCTTGCTCCAGCCATTGCCCGAATGCCTGTAACGTGCTGCTATCCATCTGTTCCAGCTTGTCCAGCAGCACAAAACCGCAGTCTGGATTCAGCTTGCGAACAATGGCAGTTGCCACACGCAATTGTTCCGAACCGCTCATGCTGTCCCATTGTTTGCCGTGATACTGTAACGCACCGTTTTCCACCGTCAGCCCTTCTAACGGCAGGTCAGCGGATTGCAGCAAGTCTTGCTTTTCTTGCCGGAGTGCGGAAATCTGTTCGGTCAATGCTTCGTAATCCTGCCGATAGGTCTTGGCTTCTTCTTCGGCGTGTTCCTTGTTCAGATTGTCCCGAATTTTCATGTTGATGGCATCTATTTCCGCAATGCTCTTTTCCAGTTCAGCGGTAGATTCGTCCTGCAAATCCTGTGCGGACATCTGTGCAATCCTTGCATTCTGTTCTGCCTGTTCCAGTCGTTTTTTGGCTGCGTCATAGGCTGCCTGTGCAGCAGTGAGTTCCTGTGCATACTGAACGGCATGCTCTCGCTTTCGCTGATTTTCGCCGTTTCGTGCCAGTATCGCTTGCTGTTTTGCAAGGAGTTCTGAGGCAGAAACAGGCGTATTGGGGACATTCTCCCAGCATTGCAACTCTGAAGCATATTTCTGCTTCTGGTCTGCGATTCTGCCGATGGCGGTTCTCTGGTTGTACAGGCGGCTTTCTTCTGCTTCCAGCTGTGCGAGTTGGTCGCCAATGCCAATGATTTGCAGCAGAATTGCCGCCTTTTCCTTGTCGGATGCATGCATAAACTTTGGCAAGTCCAGTGCTAACGCAGACAGGAACGAGTTTAGCAGCTGCTGTCCTGCCTTGTTCCCGTGTGGGTCGATGACTTTCAGGCTGCTGTTCTTGCCCTTTCGCTCCACAATCAGCCCGTTAGACAACTCTACATGCAAGATGGGGTCAGTGTATGCTCCATCCCTTGCCGCAGCAGTAGGCTTGTACTTGTCGCCGCCCAGTGCCCATGCAATCGCATCCAGTACGGAGGTTTTGCCCTGGTTGTTGTTGCCGCCGATGATGGTCAAACCGTTTGCAGACGGTTCCAGCTTCACCGCCTTGATTCGCTTAACATTTTCGATTTCCAGACTGTTGATTTTCACGCTCATTTTTCGTCCTCCCGATGTAGTTGTTCGTCTTCCCACTGGCTGTTATGTCGCCGCCATGCAACCCAGACCCAGAAGAGTGCCATTGCAATGCCGCCTAAAATCATTGTTTGCATGTTCTTTTGCCTCCTCTTTTATCCTTTTTCCTGCAGTGTTCGCAGGTTAAAAGCTGCTTGTCCTCTCGCTTCCTGCCGCATCGGGTGCAAAGCCCAGCGGCTTGCCATGCCTCTCTGACTGCTTTTTTCTTCGCCGACCGTTCTGCTTTCTGCTCGGACGTTAATGCAGCGTACCGAAAACGGTTGCTTGCATTCATCGCTTCACGGCATGCTTGGCAAGTAACAAGCCCGTCTACTGCTGGGGCGTTGTTGCATCGCACACAAATGTGGTGGGCTTTATACCAGTTGTAGCTTTCCAGCGTTTCCTGATTCTTCTTCAGCCGCCGTTCTTCTGGGGTCATCATTTTATCACCTCAATTTTTGGGCTGTAAACCTCGTCTCTGCAGCAGCTCAATGCAGCCAGGAACGTGGCTTTTTTGATGTCATCATCCAGCGTTTCCGTGATGCTGATAAACGCCGCCAGCAACATCTTAGCCGCATCTGCTCTGTTGAGCCCCATTGAATGAATGCGAACATCACGTTGATTCCAGTCTCCCTTTACAACGATTTTTCCCATCTTTTTGCTTCTCCTTTCTGTTCTTATTTCTGCAGACCGGGCACACATACCACCCGACAAACTGCCAGGATACGTTCCAATCCAGCCCGCACTGCTCACAGTACATGTATTTGAACCCGTTCCGATATTCAACTTTCCGGCTCATGCTCTGCCATCCGTTCTGGATGTTCTACGAACTCCGGATTCCGTTTGTAGAACTCCACAATCATCATCGTCAACGCTTCATAGACCGAACGGTCTGCCTGCTCCGTTGCAGGCACAACGCTTGCTTTCATCGGCTTTTCCATGCCATTTCCTCCTTACTTGTTCGCTGTTTCCAGCCGCTTGAATGTTGCACCAGCCATAAACGCCAGCATCAGATTGTAGTCTTCTTCGTTCATCAAAGACAAGCAATAAGCAATCAGTTCCAGTTCTTTCATAAAATCACATCCTTTCTAACAGGTTTGGTTTCCTGCTTCGGGAAATCTGACAGTAGCAAACCAATGTGATCAGCACAGTGCTGCTTGCCATCCAGCCCCAGATACAAAGGCACATCGCTGATGTGACAGTTCACACAACAGGGCTTTTGTTCGTCTTGATTCATGTTCTGTTCCTCCTGAAATTTTGTGGATGCTGCGGAATTGCACCGCACAGCAAAGCTGCTGGTCACTCTGACCCATCCCATGCAGCGGTGATTCGCTCACCGCAAAGCGTGTTAGTATAAAGCCAGCTTTACACTTCAAAGTGGATTTTAGCGGCATCTACAAGTGCGAGATATTCTCTTGCAAATTTGTTGTCTCCATGTGTTTCTTTTACCTTGTTCTCGAATTCTTCCAATGTACCACCAAAACATCCACAAGATACAGCAATATCCCCGTTTTTTGTTCTAAACATTGTTGTGCTGCGATTGCGAGAACCAAATCCTTTTAAGCAGATATAGTCAGCATCGCCAGACACCTGAGCATCGCCAGACACCTGAGCATCGCCAGACACTTGAGCATCGCCAAATACCCAAGCATCGTCAGACACCCAAGCATTACCATACACCCGAGCATCGTCATATACCCGAGCATCGTCAGACACCTGAGCATCGTCATATACCCAAGCATTACCATACACCCGAGCATCGTCATATACCCGAGCATCGTCATACACCCGAGCATTGCCAGACACCTGAGCATCGCCATATACCCAAGCATTGCCAAATACCCGAGCATCGTCATACACCCGAGCATTGCCAGACACCCAAGCATTGCCAAATACCCAAGCAGTGTCAACCTGTGACAGGTTTTCTTCTTTTTCTACGTATCCGCCAAGTTTTCCAGCCTTAACAGCTCCGAAGTTAATCAAAGATTTTATCCGGTACAGCTTTACTCCGTTCACATCAATGCTTTCGGTCGTCAATTCAAATTTTTTCATTTTCAAATGTTCCATTCAAAAATATTTTTTTACCCTTACGGGCAGTGGGTCGGGGTACGCTCCCGACGGGCGTTGTTAGTATCAGGCAAAGAATGAGGTATTGCCAATGACTGCGATGCTGCCACATCGCCCCCGTGTTGCCGATAGGTCAGCAGGGTCTTATTTGTTGTCCATCTCTTTGATTTTTATCGCTGTGAAAAATTCAGCGTGTATCTGTCTGATATTGATGTTCTCTTGCCCAAGAATTTTTTCGATTTTTTCTTTAAATTCTCTGCGTTCATCTACACATCGTTGAACTTCAACTTCATATTCTTCATGGTTGTCGAATGAAAAATCAAAACACGGAATCTCACTTGTTATCCAATTCCGCAAAGCTTCTCCACTTACGTGAATGTTCCATATTGTAACAAGGAAATTCTTGTTTTTAGCCGAATAATCGTCTACAAATTCGGACTTTGAAATGATTTCAATTTCAAAACGTTCATTTGAAAGTTTCATTTTTGTTCCCTTTCTCCCCGTATTGCCGATAGGTCAGCAGAAATACCATATCTATTCAAAATTATTTTTAAATAAAGCGAGTGAGAAAAATTATGATTTTTAGTGAAATATTTCCAATTATTAAATGAAATATTTCACATAATTCATGCCATAACCGATGTAATTCTTTCATGTCTTTTCTACCTTCATTCATGCCGGAACAGCTCGTTGACTGTCATATCCGAAAAGAATGTTTCCTGAATATGGATTGCTTCATCCAGTGAAAAACGCAATTCTCCATTCACCTTTTTGCACAGTGTATTATACTTCAATTTGATACAATCTTTTAAATTCAGTCTTGTAACGTGCCGTAAAATCATTTCAGCTTCCAGCCTTGGATAATATGCACTGCCGTCTATTTTCACGTTTATCACCTCTTTTTCTATATTTTGTGATTCCGGTTGACATCTTATAGAAGATATGGTATAATGAAAATTATGGAAGGGAGGTTAATAAAAATGGAATTTTTAAAAAATGTTGTAGATTACTTTGATAAGCATCCGGGATATGAATTGCTGATGTCTTTTGTTGCACTTGTCTTTTCAACTATCCCTTATATATGGGGAGCATTTAAAAAACGATTTCATTTAAAAGCGACACCGATTGCTTTTAAGATTTTTTCTTTTAATGAAGACCAAGACAAAAATTTAGCAATACAAATTGCAGTTACAAATCTTTCTGAAACACCTTGCACAATTACACAAGCCTTTTTAATTGTGGGCGATGAGGAAAAATATGTTTCTTCTGTATCTGAAAACATATTTTGCGTCAAAGCAAGAGGAAAACAAACTGCGGAATATTATTCTTTAGATTTGCCACAGAATCTTCCTCCACATCAAGGAATAAGCGGATGTTTCATTATACCGGATTTCAAAATAAACACTTGCGATTTAAAAAAAGCAAAATGCACATTGAAGTTAATATGTGGAAACAAAGCAAAAATGGTTCCAGTTGATTTTGAGGATCTTTATAATCCGCTGTTCTTATAGAACTGTCCCATCAATCACGGAACATATTGATGATATTGATAATAGAAAAAATTATCGCAATCAAAGCAATCAATCCTGCCATATTCTCACCCCCTTTCTGCTTTAATTTCAGCCCGGCTTTCAGTTTTCTCCTGCGGTTTACTTCCCGTTTAAGTTTTCTGCTGGTCTTGCCGATTTGGTTTACAGCCAATTTCGTTTCTTTTGTTTTGGCTTCACGCCACAACCCCCGTAGCCTTTTCTTCCAGCTTCATCTTGTACCACTCCAGATACCGTTTCCGCTGTTCGAAGTCTGGCACAGACACCAGCAGCCCGACATCCACCTTTTGCAAGGTTTCCATCATCTGAATTTGGGTATCTGACAAATATGGTCGAATGCTCTTTCCTTTTTCAATGCCGTTTGCCTGCCGGAACTGTTTCGCTGACATTCCGGTTACAATTCGGTTTATCATATCACACTCATTGCTGAAATGATACGGTTTCGGATGGTCGTGCAGCAGCTTGATGTTTTCCGTCAGTAGTGGAAATTCCTTTCTGGTCAGAACCAGCGTCCGGATGAATCGTTCCATTTCGTTGAAGCGGCGGATGTAGAGTTCTTTGAACTTCGCTGCCTTTTTGCCACGATAGCCCATCGCCAAAAACACGAAACCGTCACGGGTCATATAATAGCAGGGCTGTTTCTTCCCACGGTCATCCTTGTAAGTTGACTCCGCAAAATTGCGGAGCGAAAATTCTTCTGAACAGTCCAAATTGCGAATGGACTTCAAAACATCATCATGCCGCTTTTCAAAGAATTTTGCTACATAGCGGCTGTCTACCAGTGCAACATCATGACTGTCGGCAAATACACCGTAGTCATCCTTCGGGATAATTTCTTTCATTTTCATCTTCTCCTTTCTTTTCTACGCCAAGGATTTCATCAGCGGAGCAACCCGTACATTCTGCCATCGCCTTTACAATTTTCGCCGATGGTGGACGATATCCCCGTTCGATGTCGCTGATGGTCTGCTTTGTACAGCCAATCAGCTTTGCAAGTTCTGTTTGCGTTAGATTCTTTGCAGTTCTTGCAAGTTTGAAACTTTCGGATAAAACCAAAATTATCACCTTCTTTTCTTGCATAATATTGTTGACTTTTTTATCTGAACATGTTACAATTAAGCTGTAAAGCATGACTGTTTTCAAAAATAGCAATCAGAAACGCCAATCGCCATTGTACCAAGTCGATTTGTACCCGTTGTCTGTTCTGCCTGCTGCTCTGCTTGTCAGCCGTGCTTGTCTTAACTGTGATTTTATTATACAACGGAATTTCGTTGATGTCAATATAAAACAACTATTTTTCGTTGATTTCGTAACACTGCACAAAGTGAGAGGTGTATATTTATGTACAATGCACAATGTACAAAAGACCGCATAAAAAATATCTGCAAAGTAAAAAAAGTTAATATGGAACAAATGCTGGTAGATTGTTCTTTAGGAGTAAACGCAATTCGGCAAATAAATGACACTAAGGGAATGGCTTCCTTTAGTCTTGCTAAAATTGCTGATTACCTTGATTGTTCCGTTGATTATCTGCTTGGAAGGACGGATAGTCCAACAGTTAGCGGAAATTACATAAACGGTGACAACAATGTGCAAGCAATTCGAACCGGAAACGGAGATATGACCATTCATGCTGAAAAACAATTAAGCAAAGGAATCGACCCAACAACGGAAGAATTTATCAAAATTTTCTGTAACCTGGACTTTGATGATAAATTTGAAGTGATGCAGTTGTTAATGCAGAAAAGAGGAGAAAAGAAATGACTGTTTTCTTTATAGTTGTTTTTGTACTGGCTTTCATCACAGGCATATTGAAATATTTTGTAGAAGATTCAAATAAAAAGAAGCCTGTCATAACTACATCAAATCCTAAAAGAAGTTCTAAAAGTAAAAAATCTGATGATGAGTTTGAAACAGATTTGGTTGAAATGAGTGAACACAGTCCAACTTGTGCTGAATGTGCAAAATACCAGGGTCGTGTATATTCAGTAAGTGGAAAAAATAAAAAATTTCCAAAGCTTCCAGACAAAATTGCAAAGAATGGATGTGTACATGAAGGATGCCGTCATAGACTTTATCCATATTTTGATGGCTATTCTACGCCAACTTATCATGAAAATATAGTTGAATATAGCAACTCGCCTTTTGTAGATAATAGATCACCAGAAGAAATTGCAGAATATGAAAAAAACATAAAAGAAACAGCGGATAAAAAGAGAGATTCCAAGGAATATGAACTCATAAAACAAAAACTTCCGGATTGTGCACCAAAATCATTGAGTGGGTATCGCCGAATGAAAAACTCAAAATCTAAAAATTATCAGCTTTTAAAAGAAAAATGTGCTGATTGCGGAATAATCTTAAATGAAGAATAAAAAATCCCATCGAAGCGGTTGATGTACCTGCTCCGGTGGGATTTTTTCTTGCTTTTCATGTGAATGTATGGTACAATAAATAAAAAATCCGCCTTGCATTTTTTGCAGGGCGGTACAATTAAGGAGCGATTCATGAAAAGAGCAGTGTTTTATGGTCGTTATTCCAGCGACCGACAAACAGAACAGAGCATTGAGGGGCAGCGGCGTGTCTGCGAAGAGTTTGCAAAGGCAGAGCAAATTCAAATCGTGGGCGAATACATCGACCGGGCAACCTCCGGCACTTCTACAGAACATCGAGAGCAGTTTCAGAAAATGCTAAAGGATAGCAAGAACGGCGGCTGGGATTATGTGCTGGTTTACAAACTCGACCGATTCGCCCGTAGCCGCTATGATAGTGCCATCAGCAAACAGCAGCTGAAAAAGAATGGCGTAAAGGTATTATCTGCGACTGAACGCATTACAGACAGTCCAGAGGGCATTTTGATTGAAGGCTTGCTGGAATCCATGGACGAATATTTCAGCCGGGAACTTTCCCGAAAATGCAAGCGTGGCATTCGGGAAAGCATTATAAAAGGGCATAATTTCGGCGGTCGGGTGCTGTACGGCTATGACCGGAAAGACAAGCGATTTGTCATCAACGAAGAGCAGGCGGTGAATGTACGGCGGATTTTCAAAAGCTATCTTTCCGGCTGCACGATTCAATCCATTGCAGACCAGCTGAATGCAGATGGATACCGGACGAACTACGGGAACGAATTTAAACGCTATACCGTTTCCGACATTCTGCACAATGACAAATATACAGGGATACACTACATAGACGGCATCGAAGAGCCAGAAACCTGTCCGGCAATCATCTCACAGACGACATTTGAACGGGTAAAGGAAAAGTTGAATCAGTCTGCCCATCGTTCCAGAGAACACACCACAGGGCATACTTACGCACTGTCAGGGCTGTTGCAGTGTGGTGTCTGCGGAAGATATGTCTGCGGTTCGTCTGTAGAACGAAAGTATTTCTATTATGCTTGCCGGAGCAGGGAGCATGCAGAAAACAGCGTACATATTCATGCAGACAAACTGGAGCAGGTGGTGATAGATGCCTTGCAAACCTTTTTCACAGAAGAGCAGGTTTCCACGCTTGCAGAACGACTGTACCAAATCTATACCACGGATATGGATGGAAAACCAGACCGCAGCAAACGGTTGAATGAGATTGAAAAGCAGGTACAAGGAACAGTGAACGCTCTGATTGCGTGTCCAAGTTCCAAGGCATTGCAAGAAAAATTGACTCAGCTGGAAGAACAAAAAGCAGAGATTGAAAAGATGCCGATTTTGCAGCCGCAGCTGAAAAAAGAGCATTTTGAAAATTATTTTCACTGGCTGGCTCTTCGGCTGGAGCATATCGAAGACCGTCAGACGTTTTTCCATACCGTGATTCACAAAGTGCTTGTTTATCCAGAAAAAGCAGTTATCATCTTGAATATGACGGATGAAATGGCAGACCCACCAAAGAGAGAACAGGTTGAAGCATTTATGTCTAATGTAGGGGAAGTGTCCTTATATCCTTGCCCGAACTGCACCATCGTAAAACCAAGCCCCTCCAGATTCTGCGACATTTGTACCGCACCCCAACGGTCAAATGCTATCTCTTTGATATGGAATTTCTGCCCCAGCTCATCGATGAAGTTTTCGATAAAACCATAGTGGACAACATTGCCCTCCGTAGTTTTCAGATAGCCCTGCCGCTCCCACACATCGTAAGGAACATGATCACGCCTTACACGGAGAGGCAATGTTTCCTCAGGCAACCAGAAGTAAGGCATAACGTAGTAATGTTCATCTTCTTCCGTTGGCGGAAACACCAAAACAAATGCTGTAATATCCGTTGTGCTGGAAAGGTCAAGCCCACCATAGCAAACACGCCCGTCAAGCATCTCTTCATCAAAAGCGACCTTGCATTTGTCCCACTTTTCCATCGGCATCCAACGTACCGCCTGTTTTACCCATTGATTCAAACGCAGTTGCCGAAACGCATTTTCCTCACCGGGAGTTTCCTTTGCAGAATTACACGCAGCTACAACTTTATCCATTCCAATTGTCTTGTCGAGGGATGGATTTGCTTTTTTCCACACCTTCGGGTCCGTCCAGTCCTCGGATTCATCTGCACCATAGATAACCGGATAGAAAGTCGGATCGTGCTTTCTGCCTTCCAGAATGTCCTTTGCTTTTTGGTGAACTTCATAGCAGATGCTGTTGGTGTCCGTTCCGGCAGTGGTAATCAGGAAGTACAAAGGCTGCATTCTGGCATCACCGGAGCCTTTGGTCATAACATCAAACAGCTTTCGGTTCG